CAATCATTACATTAATTATATGGTTATTAACGATTGGATTTAGAAAATAATGTGGTTTGATGATGTTATACTAGATGATATAGATGATGAAATAGAAAGTCATTGTAAGACATTTTTACATCCAAATGGATACACAAATGTATCTATTTGTAATTGTAAATATCCAAGTAGATAGGAGGAGAAATGAAACTTACTGTGGTTAGACATCAGTTTGGAACTGATGCTACAAATGGTTTGTTATTTATTGATGGTTTATTTGAGTGTTATACACTTGAAGACCAGTATCAAGCAGTAAAGGTTATGCATGAAACTTGTATACCTGAGGGTACATATGATATTGAATTTAGAAAGACTGGTGGATTTCACGCTAAGTATTCAGAAAGATATAAGAATGCACACTATGGTATGTTACACGTAAAAGATGTGCCTAACTTTACCTATATCTTAATTCATACTGGGAATACAGACGAACATACATCAGGTTGTTTGATTGTAGGAGAAACACAACAAGACTTAGAAGTATCTAAGGATGGTTTCATAGGTTCTAGTACTGTAGCTTACAAGAAGATGTATGCAAAAGTAGCAGGTCAATTACTACAAGGTAAGAAAGTAACTATAGAATATACAACTATAAATAAATTACTTGAAGGCGAACCTGCTGATAATAAGTCTAAAGAACATGTTGTATTAGCTGATACTGTATATGAAAAGCTACAAGAAATAAATGGTAATGTCCTTACTATTAAAAGTAAGCTAAGTGGAAAGGTAATAACATAATGTCAGATTTATTCGAGAAGAATAATAGAAGAAGAAACCAAGACGGCACATTCAAGAAGGATGTGGGGTGGACCCCGTGGAACGAAGCATGGAGTTATAAAATGAGTGAAGACCTCAAAGATATGCTTGAAAGAACTGCCTGGACCTTTATTGAAGCGTTCATTGGTGCGTTAACAGTTGCTCCTCTTGTTGGTGTAGAAGCTGAAACTATTCAGTTAGCTGCATTAGCAGGTGGTGGTGCTGCACTTGCAGTTGTTAAAACATATGCTAAAAAACAAATAAGTAAATAATTTTATAGCAAAGCCGTGGGTGTTATCCTTTCTACCACGGCTGTTGCTTAGTCACATTTGTGGTATTCAATAATTTCTTCAAGACAATCTTGACAAAAATATTCTTGACCTGGTACTGGATGAGACATTACTCTTCTTCTTGAGAAGATAACATTGATTCATTGTAATCACTTACAAATTTTTCAATAAGAGTGTCTAACTTACGCATATCAAGTGGTGCTAGTATTGGACCTTTACTTACTTCTTGTCCTCCACAAGAGTTAGCTACTTGTATAGCCCAATTCTTTAGTTGTTTTGGTTCAATAAATATATTTAATTTTTTCATTAAAAAGGTAAGTCTCCATCATCAAGTGTCTTAGCATCAGGCAACTTAATACCATTAACTGCAGCAGCATAATCTTTCCATGCTTCAGGTGTAGCTTTATTATCCATCCACCAAGATTTAGCAAACACTTTACCATCTACAGTATCTCCTGCTGTACATTTTGACATAGCTTGACATCTAAAATCAGGACTATTAGGTTTATTTTTTTCATCAGCTTTATAATATTTCACTCTTGCATTTGAACCACAAGGACATATCAGTCCTTTATCATCAATAGCTAATGAACCGTCAGGGTGCTTGTCTCCTTTTCTATCACCGAATCCTGCTTCCTTGACTATTTCTATGGGATTGTCAGAAGATGAAGAGACAGGAGCCTTAACATCCTCTGACTTTCCCTTTGACTTAGTTGTCTCCTGTGATGAGGTTTCGACTTTGCGCATCTCTTGTACACTTGGTCTTTTCTTGTTGCTACCTTGGTACATCCAGTTAGCTAATGCTCTACCTATTGCAGATGTTTCACAATTTTCCATCCAAGATGTTTTATTTGCAAAGCCATCGCCTTTGGTTTCTTGTGCTATACCAGTAGATACGACCTCTCCGTCTCTAAATACGTATGCTTTTATAGTTACACATGAACCATCTTCAGTTATATGTACTACGTCTGTTGTTATTGTTCCGTTTGGATTATCTTTCCAATATGCTTTTAGTCTATCTTCGACTAACTCATATTCGTCTAAATTAAAATTAGGCATTTGTCCTCCTGTCTCCTAATACTATTATTATATATCTTCTTGTTTTATAACTACATCTATTTCTTTTTTATTTTGTGCAACACCAAACAACATACATAAAACATTTACACATACTAAAACTGCATCTTTTATACGTAAGTGTTTACCACAGTAATAACACATAGCTACTCCTCAAGGTTAACCAAATACTCGGCTGTTACTCCCTTATTAGGTTTTACGAATAAACAAAACTGTGATGGTCTACCCATGCTAGCTAGTTGTTCTTGTGCGAAAGTGTTGTAACTTTCAGTGCTACCATTGACCCATACGCGCGTATCATTGATATACATAGTCGTTGGTGTGTGATAGTGTCCACATACTGCATGTGTAAAGTTTTCCATCAAGCCATTTGCTGCTAGTGATTTCCAACCTAATATTTTTTTATTGTATCCATACCAAGGTATACCTGCGTGACCTCTAATTTGGTCACCGTGAAAGCACATAAATTTAGCTTTGCACAATAAACTTTATTCGTGGTTCATTGGCAAACATTGTCTCTAGGATTTTACCTAGCATACGGTCAGCATTAGTTTCAGGATTGTAGTCTCTACGACTACGACCACCTAATGCACCGTGATTTCCTATGACCCAGTAAACATCTACTTCTTCAAACGATGATAAGAGTATTGAGAAAAATTTATGTAGTATCCTTGGACCATCTACTGTTACTTGACGGTACAATGATGCGTCTATTAAGTGTGATTGTCCAGGAAAAATTAATTCCCCTTCCACAATATCTCCTAAACAAAGCACTGCAGCTTTCTTTACTGGATGTGAATGACGTTGCAGTGTCGCCAGTTCTGAGATTTTATGCGCGTATTGTACAACTCTCTTTTCTGCAACAGCAGAATCATACGTAGGTGTGGTCTTTGCTAACTGAATATCTGATAGTAATGGTACACAAATCTCTTCTCCTGCAGTCTTGCGTGACCTTGGTGGAGGTTTTACTGGTGGCAAGTCTAAAGATAATATGCCATCTTTCACGGCACGATATACTGCTTCCATCATATCTGCATTCTTGTCTTTTAATTTATCAATGCGTTTGAGTAAGCGTTCGTTGGTAGCTTTAAGCTCTGCGTACTTGCCATCTGTTACCTCTGCAAGTAACTCAGTTATCTCTTCTTTACTTCTTTTAACCACGTTCTCACCGATACTGGAGTAATTTTTACGTTGTATTCATCTTCGAGGATGTCTGCAATCTTTACTCCGTTTACTTCCTTACCTTGTTTTACTAGATTTTCAACTGCGTCAAGGAAGTCTGAAGTATCTTTATCAACATTTTCATACCATTTCCCAGTCGTAGATAGGATATTTTCTAGTAATTTATCTATATCTTTATTCACTTTGCCTATGTTACCATAACTTTGTGACATTTTTCTATATAAATAGAATTTTATAACGCACGCGTATTGAGATAAAATTTTTTTCTTTGAACTCGCACGCGTATTGAGACCAAAAAAAAAGCCACACGAGCGCTTGCGCGTCCGTGTGGCTTAGTTAAACGTAGGGAAATGAATCTAAAACCTACGTTTGTTTTACGTAGGCTTTAGCCCACTTCAATGCTTTATCAACTGTTGGTATCACAGTAATATTATAATCCTTTACTTTCTTCAATGCATCGACTGTTAGTAATGGAGCGAAGTCAGCTCTCGGAATATCACCATAACTTTTAGAAATACCTGATACCTGCATATCAGTAACAATGATACGTGGCTCTTGTTGTTTACCCAACCAGTCCATAGCAGGTCCATCAATAATATTGTTGAAACCATAGTGTGGTATTTCATTTACCCACTTACCATTCTTTGCAATAATACCAAGAACACCTGTAGGTACAGTATCAACCTCTGACCAATCTACATCT